AGAGAGTGTGTTACGAGCCTGTACGTCAAGATATTGAGCCATGTGACGGCCAAGAAGACGTGAAGCAGAAGCCATTACGTCATCGAATGATGCATTGAGTAGCAACTCAGAAACAGCAACGGCATAACCGTGTTCTGCTACTGTAATTGCAATTTGCTCTGCTGTGAGAGCGTTGGTGGTCATACGAACACCTTCTGTTAGTGGAGTTGGGTCCACTGCAAAGTTCTTGTAACGAAGGAAGTTCACACGAAGACCAGGAGCAACTCCTAGTTCAGTCTTCTTAACTGCGAATTGTTCGAAACGAAGAATTGGCATTGCCTGGAACAAAATTTCTTTTGACCAGATTGTTTGAATTGCTTGGTTCAGGCTGCTATTAGCACCTGAATAAGCCGTTGGGGCACCAGCGAGTTGCCCTGTTCCTGTAATTGCACTTGCCATCTGAGGTCAAGTCCTTTCTTAGTTGGTTGATTGGGTTTTAACCGAAGAGACCCTGGCCTCTATTTGATGCAGCGCTGCCAAGTAATTTGGCTCGATTCTTCGCATAGTCTGCCAATGACATTTCCCTGATTGAATCAGGAGTAGAGATTTGTTGGTCCGTATCGTTATCGAGGGGTCCTGATGCAGGAGCGGTAACACGTGCTCCCGCCATTTGTTGTCTCGCACTTTGCATAGCCTGCTGTGCAGAACTTAAAATACGAGAAGACTTATCTTTGAGCATTGCAATGCTTTGCTCAACTTCTTCAGCATTATTACCGTCAATTAAATCTAGAAGTTCTGGCACGATATTCTCGCGCTCTTCTTCAATTCGTTGTGCACGGTAATTCATGACTTCTTGGAACTTTCGTTCTTGCTCTAATAGAGCAAAAGCCTTTTCTCTTTCAAGACGTTCCTGCTCAAGTAGAGCCTGGAATTCTTGCTCCTTCTTTATGAGGAGTTCTTTTGCGGAAAGTTCTTCTTCTGCCTTTGCTTTTGCAGCAGCGGCTTCTTGTGCATCGCGTTCAGCAACTAGTGCTGCACGTCGTGATGCTTCTTCTTCGCGTTCTTTCTTAAGAGACGCAAGTTCTTCTTTCATTTTTTCCATTTGAGGATACAACTTTGCTTTCTCTTGTTCACGAGCCTTAGCAATGTCGTCTGCGGTATAAGCCACGAATTCCTCACTTGGTGCTTGTTGAATTTCTACGACTCCATCAATAGGGTGTCCCATCAATGTGTCGCCTACTGCTTCTACTTGGTTATCCATAGTATTCACTTATCTTTCTTGGGTTATTGTCCGAATGGGCCGAAGCCCGTGCCACTTTGGGGTTTGTTACGAGATAATTGCATAGCATTTACTTGCTTTTGTCTCGTTATATTCTGATATTTATCAGAAACTTAGTTGTCTTTGTCGACCGTCCTTCTCTGTGGAATTTTAGTTCCATAGGCTTGGGTCACAAGCGCTTCACGAATTGAACTCTCGGATTGGTCCTCAAAACCAGCAGCGGCTTTGTTTTCAGGGCTGTCAATGTTTTCAGAAGTCTCTGGTCCTTGAATACCATCGCCCATTACATCTCCGTCACCCAACTCTTGAGGGGCCATAGGAATAGCAGAGTTTCCATCTGGACCAGGCATCATTCCTGTCATATCCATAATTTCTTTCTGAATCTGAATCTTGACCAATTGCAATGCGCCATCTGCAGTTGCATCTGAAATAAGTTCTTGACGAATCTCTTCTAGTTTCTCCTCTGGGAATTCCTCACCAAGAGTACGAAGAGCACCTTCTTTAGACTCAAGCCCCATACCCAACTTAGTTTGAATTTCGTTAAGAATAATCAACTTATCAAGAGGCAATGGAGGTGGGAACTGAACATAGTTCATGTAGGTAATAGAGTCATTAGGGTCAAGTTGTGTCAACTGACCTGGCTTAATTGGCCCATCTGTATCTGGGTTGTATAAGAAAGTATCTGGCTCTTTGAAGGCAAGAGTACGAAGTACGAGTTCGTTAATCTTCTCAATGCCTTTACCGTATTGAGCAACTTTTTGGCTGTATCGGTTCATCAATGGCTGGTACTGAATAGAAAGAGCAACACCAGAAGTATTTGAAATTGGTTGAACTTGTCCAAGAGCAGTCTCTGGGATGTTCATAATCTCGTGCATAGACGTCTTAAGAAGGTCTAAATATTTAAGCGCTCCATCAATTCCTGATGCTCCACCTTCAAGGTTAAATACTTGTGAATCCTTTGGAAGACCNCCCCATACTTTCTTGGCGCCCTTTTCAAGGTTAGATGCTTTAGCACCGATGATAACTGTCACAGGAGAAGCGTGATAGTTAATGATGTCTGCTATATCTGTAGAGATTTCATTGTAAGCACGGTTAATAGTAATGATGTCATGTGCATCTGCTAGTCCCCATGGTGAGCCTGATACAGGCACATTAGGAATATGCACCACTGGAACTACTCCAAGTGGATTTGGGCGTGAGTCAATCAACTCATCGTTAATGTATTCTTCAATAACATCGTCAGTAAGAATCTCAGTATACGTGAATACTTGGCGCGTTCCTTCAAGAGAAGTTCCCCAGAAACGATACTTCTGCTTAAAACGAAGTAGACGTGTACGGTCGTGTGGGTGAAACTCAGGGAAACAAAATGATGAGTTCATAGGAAGGATACGAACACGACCAGGATGTTGTCCTCCTGCTGAATCTACCCATGGCTCTTCGTATGCAACTTTAACAAATACATCGCCAGTAATTCCGCCTTGCTGTGCCATTTCAAGTAGCACACGCATCTTGTCATTATCAACTTCCCACACACGCTCTAAGCGGTCAGGAACAATTGCTTCCGTTGCTTTTGGCGAACGAAAATGCACGCCTTTACCAAAAGTAAAACGTGCTAAGAAGTCATTAAATGCACGGTAGTAGTTAACTGCGATTTGCATTTCGCCAGTTTCTCTACGATAACCCCAATGGTGTCCCAAGTACATCGCCCAATTAAGTGAATAACGGTTTAGGCGAGGACCATGGACTTCATTCGAATTCCTCGTCTGCTAATTCAACTAACCCCAGTGGGGAAATAGAAATTGTTAAATCAGAAGACGCCGCTCTATAAGAGGGCGGAGAAAAATCTAGGAAACTCATGGCATCACCTCCTTAATCTTAGGGAGGTTACGAACCTCAGTTGCAATTGCTTTTTTCATCTCATTTGTAAAAGGCCATGTTGCATTTTTTCTTACATTACAAGGATTGCATGCGGGGCGTAAATTATCAACAGTATGCGTTCCCCCCTTAGCAAGGGGCTGAACATGGTCCCAAAATACTTTAGTTAATTCTGTTTCACAAATCCAACAAGAGTTGTTATACATGTCTAATATTTTAGAATAATCTGCTTTTGTAATTTTTGCTACTTCTGTAGATGCTTTTTTAGCACGTCTTTCACGTTCTGAACGTGTCTGTACTTCTCTACGATAAATTTTGAACTCTGGGTCTGTAGCAAGACGTTCTTTAACTTTGTTGTATCTACGTTCTTTATTCTCTTGATGCCACTTACGTAAAGTTTCTTTGCTCCATTCAGGATTTGCCAAATGATATTCACGTGTTTTTTGAATTTTACTTTGTGGGTTTTGAGCGTATTTATCCCGTATACGAGCGTTGTTGCATTCACGGCAGTATACTTCTACGCCATCAAGTCTAGCCTTGTTTTTATGAAACCCATTTAAAGGTTTTTCAATGCCACACTTAGAACAGGTCTTCATGCCTGTAATACTAGCAGTGGTCATTACTTCTTCTTATCTTTCTTAGAAGGCTTCTTATCGGTAACAGACTCTTTAGTCTTCTTACGTTCTGCCTTCTTCTTTTCAATACCTTTGCGACGGTCTGCTTCTGTTGTTTCAATAAAGCGACCGCCATGTTCAACATACGTTTTATGTACCCAATGTGATGCACCTGGATTTGGGTAATTGGAGTATTTGGCTTTTGCTTGCGCAATAATCATCGCCCACATCTTTGGGTTGGCTGGTTTGCTTGCCATGTATTACTCCTCTCCATACCCTATTGCCCCCACACTAGTGTAGGGGCATAGGAGTGTCTTTTTAAACTAGTCGTTAACTACAGTTGCAGATTGACGTTGTGAACGTCCACCTGAGCGAACTGCTGTTTCAATCTTTGCCGCTGAGTTGTCAGCATATGTTCCATGAGCGAACTCACCAAGGAATGTTGGTGCTTCTACCCATGATGCTGAACCAACGTGAGCACGCTCTGCAAGAGTTTCTGCAGCAGGCTTCTCGAATACGTTAGCGTTGCGGTTTGGACGACCTGCAGCAGGGACAAGACCTTGGGTCATGCCCTTCTGGAAATCTGTTGGGACGTCAGTATCAGTTGCGATACCTTCTTCAAAACGAAGTGGTCCACGACGGGTTGCATTATCTGCACCCTTTACTTCATACACATTAGGCGCACGCTCTGGGAAGCGTGGTGCTGGTGAAATTGTCATTCTTACTCCTTAAGGATTGTTGAT